ATGTAGGAGGGTTGGGGTAACTAGGCCACAGGGGGTTATTTGGGGGTAGGTGGGAACCCACCCCTCACAATGCCGGCGTTGGCAAGGTAACTCCACACAAGGGCCGACAGGGGGGCAAGCCCGGCAATAAGTTTCACAGCCATGCCACTATCAATCCAATTAAACTGAACGGCGATTGCGGGTAGGATTGCAAGAAACTTGCGGACCAGTGTGAACAGGCTTTCGGCCCCTTCATGTTTAACAACGGCGAACCCAATGGCCACAATTGCCACAACAGCCCCGGTAATACTACCCCACGTTTCGCCGGGTAATGCGGCAAAAAATAGTGCTCCAATGATTGTAACAAGTTCGCGAACTTGTCCTAGTATCTGTTTTGTATTCATAGATTATTTGATTTGATACCAATCATTCCCGTTGGTGAGGAATGTTGCAGACCCAAAGTCTGTGGTGATAGAAGTGCCACCATAAATAACTTCACCATTGGTGGCATCAGTAGATTGCAAAGCAATTGTAATATTGTTTGCTGAAGCATTACCATCTTTATCAATGATGGTAACTACATGAGCATTATTTTCTATTGCCCCTGTGTTTAAGATTCTAGGCAACCTGACTGTTCGACTCCCTGTTGCGGTTCCAGCAGCAAAGAAATATCTTTCAATGCCTGTGATGTCCATAAAAGTCCCCTCTTGTGTGGCAATCAAATTGTTTGGTCGAATTAAGCTTACCTCAGCATAGGGGTCATTATCATCAATGGTGGAGATACCCGATCTGATTAGCATTCTAAGGTCATCACCCCTATCGTTTGCCTCATCAAGTGCATAGAAGATGTGACCGCGTGAAGCATCATTCCAAATTGAGGGCGTCCCACCATCATTATCATGGTCCACCTTTGTTGGCTTGGTGGCTCCTGGTCTGGTTGGGAATGGGGTTAAGTGAACCAGCTCATAAAGAGGGTTGTCGGGATCACTAACATCAGGGGCCATCCACAAACGAACTTGATACTTGGTTTCAATCATGCTTGAGAAAAAATACAAAGTATGGTCGGGCGTGCCAAATGCTGTGCAGCTGTTTTCAGTTAGCCAAATCAAAGGCGTGGTTCCATTTGTGATAGGAGGGGCAGCTGCGAAAAATACTGTGATGTTAGCAACCTCAACTGAAGCCCTTCCAGTCAGGACAATTGGAACATTACCCTCAGTGGATAGAAGGGATGCGCTTTTGAATGATGCTGACCCTCCATCATTTTGTAATACTGTCACACACTGCTCCAATTGGCCTCCTGTAATATGCAGATTGCCCCCTATCTGGTGAACCAATTTATCAGCAACAGAGGCATCCCCCAAAGTAATAACAGCATCAGCACCTTCCATTAATAGTCCAGTGGTGCATTCTGTGACATGGACGTGGTGTAAAAGAAGGGCATTTGCTGTTGCGGATGGCACATCGAGTGCCCCCTTGTTGGTGGCATAAAGGCCAATCTCACACTGCTTAAATAAGCAGTTTTCCAAGAAGTATTTATTGGGTGTGTTCCATCGCATTCCAGTCCCAAATTCAGTCACCCATAAATTCCTGAATGTAATCGCATCACCTTGCCATGTAACTTCTGGATCCACCAAGTCATCAGCTGGCTGCGTCCAGATCCCATAACTCGCAGTCAACCGTCCCGGTCCTCTTATGTAAAGTTGCTCAATTGTTCCATAGTTGTTAGCAGATGTAGAGGCACCCGGTATTCTGGTCCCCGCATCATTAGGATCAGTCACTACCGAGAATGCTTTCCCAGTAACAGGCATGGCATCAAAAAGCAAGGAAGTCCCTCCAATGCTCTGTCCTTTGATTACTTGGCCTTTGTATTTCAAAATAAGACCTGTTGAGAAATTATAGACTCCATCCTTGATATAAAGTGATGCCCCTGTGTCAAGGTGTGCTTGGAATGCGGCGGAGTCATCCAAACCATCATTTGGAATTGCCCCGGCCGGAATGATAAAGCCTTCGACAGTCACATCAAATTGAAGTGCCATTTTCGCAAGCGAGTCTTGCGTTCCACCTTGTGGTAAAGTTACAACTGACCCAACCCCGGACGATGGACCGTTTACAACGTTTTCAATAGCAGTTGCGTTTTCGGCCAATTTGATTGCTGACTCTTCAATCGTTTGACCACCCGCAAAAAACGGAAGCCCAATTAGCATGTTCAATAGTATTTTTTTCATTTTGTTTTTATTGCTCCCAATCTTTCGGAAATATATTTGTAACAGCGTCGACCCCGGCGGCAAATTCAGCCTCGTAGTTTTCACCATAAAGTATCGCAGCCTCAAGTTCCAATGCACTAAGACCTGTATCAATTTCGCAAACAACGGTGAACCCAATTTCCCAATTGATACCACCGGACAAGTCCAGAACTTGATAGCTCCCATTGCTAATAAGAACTTCGACGTCTGTTAATACTTTGCTTGTCCCAACGGGTAAAGGAAAATTAAATTTGTTAGCACCATCGGCAAGCGAATGTTTGACAAACGCTTCAAAAACTTCCACCTGAAAAGGTGTGCAAGATAAGAGAATATTATAGTATTTACCATCCCCCGTGAAGCGTTGTCGTTGTCTAACATTACCACCCTCCATTTGATTGACAACAAGGTTGTTAACCGGGTTATATGAAATTCCAATTCGCGGGGCTGGTAAAACTGAGGGCCAAGTTATCATAATCCTTTTCTACTTAATCCGTAAGCCTGCTCCGCCGATTGCGAAATTTTACCTTCACCGGAAGCAAAGTCTTCAGCAACAGCATCTATAATGAATTGCAACTTTTCCCCATCACCGTCTGAGGTTTGCTTTGTAGTAATTTTAACCGGGGCATTGTTAATGATTTCCACATTAATGGTGGTGGCGCCGCTACCGCTACCCCCTGCGAAAAGCTCCTTGGTCTTTTGGGTGGAAATGATACCTGTGGGTCCTACAATCTCAACACCCTTTTCCCCGGCAACACCCGTTTGCCCGGACCCAAGTCTACCGCCATTATAGAACGCCTTGGGGGCTGCTACGCTACCAATTGTGGAAACGATATTAGCAGTAGCAGCGGCAACGGAAGCCATTGCCCCAATGTTACCCGGGAAAGGTAACGCAGCCGCATTTGCAATACCTTGTTGAATTTTAACAATTGAATCAGCAATGGCGAACGCCTTGGACGCTGCAAACATCACTTTGTAGATGCCACTTTGCTCACCCGCGAAAGTTTTAGTGATACCCAACAGGCTGCCATATAAACCAGAGTAGATAGCAATTTGATCTTGTTTGGCATTTGCTGTTGCGTTGGTTTTTTGCAACTCGATCGCTCTATACAATTCGGTCTCTTGCTGGCCCTTTTCTGTTAACAGTGAAAGACGTTGGTCATAGTAGTTTGCAATTTCCTCGAGCTCGGGGAAGCCTGCCGGGGCACCACCGAAACCACCACCACCGAAACTAGGGTCACCACCGGGTCCACTAAAACCAAAACCAAAACCGTCATCACTTTGACCACCTTTGCTTTTCTCAAATGCTAGAATTGTTTTAGCAGCGGCATCCTCCGCGGCCTTGGTTGCTAGGGGCGCGGCCTCCGCAATACCCATAGCCAAACCGACCATTGTATATCTACCAATTTGGGCAAAAACTTTAGATGGTGAACGTTCATCAAAGATACCCATTGTGGCATCGATAATTCCTTTACCCGCATCGATAACAGCGTCGACCGGGGCTAGGGCTGCATTTTTAATACCAATGGCAAGTCCTATCATTAGGTTCTTACCGGCCTCCATCATTTTGTCAGGTAGGGTTTTGAGATAGTCTAGAATTAATACAAAAGTGCCTTTTACGATTCCATGTAATCCCTTTATAAGTGAACCCACAATTCCGGTGAATGTTTCCCACCCGGTTTGATTACCTTCCAGATAGTTTGCAATGTTTTCAAAAACACCTTTGATAATATCAAATCCGCCTTTTAAAGAAACCAAGAAAATATCCCATATAACCCCAACCGTTTTTCCAAACACTTCCCACGCACCTTGTAAACCACCAATAGGCTCCAGCGCCTTGTCCAGCCAGACTATGAATTCCTGAACTTTAACAACCACGGCATTGAAGATTCTTATACCGGAAGTTTTAATGTCTTCCCATGCTTCCAATATAGCCGCGATCGTTTCGGCATTGCGTTGTTTCCAAGCCATGAAGGATTCCACAATGTATGTGAAAGCCGATTGGAAAAACTTCACCAATGAATCCCAATTCTTATAGATGAGGTAAGCCCCTGCCGCCAATACACCCAACACGAGGGTTACAGGCCCCGCCGCAGCGGCGAGCATGGCAAACATGGCACTCACACCCCCGGCAGCGGCAACCATGCTTACAAGGCTCCCTGTGGCAATTAACAAGGGTCCAACCAACAAGGCCACCCCGGCAGCAGCTGCGGTTACCAGAACCCCAATTCTAACAAGTCCCGGGTCAAGGGCATCCGCCGCTGAAAGTAACTGCGAAAAGCCTACTGCTACTTGAGCCAAAATTGGGGCAAGCACATCACCGACTTGAATCATACTCACATTAAGACTGCTCATCGCCTTTGTAAGTTTGGCACCATCACTTTCGTTCAATCTGTCATATTCCTTTTTGACAGATCCCAAAAACTTTGAGCTGTCCCCGGCAAGTTTGAAGTTTTGTTTTAGCAATTTAAGATTGCCAATAAGCGGGGAAATTGCACCGATAGATTCACGGCCGAACAACTTCATTGTTATACCGGCTTGCTTGGCTTCATCTACTTTACTGATGGCTTCCAGCACAGCCAGGATCGCGGCGGGGGCATCGTCTTTCAACATTTGTGCCATCTCACCACTATCAAAACCAAGTTGCTTCATTGAGGCTGCGGCCTCGTCGGTTGCCTTTTCCCCAATGGCCAAACTGAGGACCATGTTTTTCATACCTGTTGCGGCAATTTGGGCGGACGGGGAAACAGCGTCGAAACTAGCAGCTAAAGCAGCAAGCTCCCCTTGTGTAAGGTTGGTGGCATTTGCAATGGTGGCACCCTGCCTTCCAATGATTTGAGTAATCTTTTTAGCAGTCGAAGCGGTGTTGTCGCCAAAGTAGTTAAAGGCATCAGCGAACTTTAAAACCTCATTTGTGGACAAACCAAATGATGATCTAATTTTACCAACAATTTGACCGGCCTCTTGGGCTGCTTCGACAGATTTACCAAAGTCAAAAGCAACTGCGATTTGTTCACTTACCTTGGCAAACTCCAAAGCACCTTTTGCGCTTTCACCAAGCTTACCACCCTCGGAGACCAATGTAGCAATTCCACTTGCACCAATAAGGGAAGACCGACCAAGCTCTAAAATTTCCTTGCGAAAATCACCTGTGCTCACATCGTTCAAACCTTTAACGTTTTTTGATACATCAAGAAACGTTTCGGAAAATGTTAAACTTGCCTTTGTTGCAGCCCCTAGACCCACTGCGGCAGTTGCGCCAAATGCGGTGATAGCCTTACCCGCATTTTTAAAACCTTTGGCAGCTTGCTCGGCCCGGTTAAATTCACGAACCGATGTTTTTGCAAACCGCATCGCAGCGGCCTCAGCCTTGGCAAGTTGACCGAAATCAACAATAACTTTGCTGTAAAGATTACCAAGGTCTAAGGCTCCTGTCATTATTCTTAATTTTTAGAAGCCTTCTTTTCGGCCTCTGCTTTTAACTCAAACCAACCTATCATTTCAAACATTTCGGTATCTGTCATTTGCTCTTCTACTTCCCATGGGAACTTTCCAAGCTCGGTTGCTACTTTGTAAATTCGCAGTCTTTCAGGGTTGCCCCTTAAGGCTTTTTTACTTCTTTTTCTTCAACGTTGGAAAGTTCGGCGGCGGCTTTTGATAGCTTGTCAAACCAACCACCGGCAGGCTGCTCGGCAAGCATGTCGTAATCTTCAGGGCTGAAGATTTTAGTATTAGTTCCGGGGATAACAGTAAGTCCAATCACACCCCAAATTTGAAATTCGCTTGTGCTAAAACTTGGCTTATCAAGTGTGTTACCTTTGGCGTCCACAAATGACATCGACTTCGTTTGAATAGCTCCACGCTCCGCAATTGTGGGTTGGCGAACTTGGAATTTGATACCGTCAACTTCGACCGTTTGGGTTTTGAAGTTGCGTGTTTTACCGAGTGTGGCGGATCGATACTTGTCAATGCTTACAATGTTTTTGTTCATGCTTGGTTTTGTTTAGGATTCAATAATAGAAAATGCGAAAGGGGTAATACCGGGCAGGCTTGCAAGGTTAAACGAAAGGGCTTCCGTCTCGAGTGCCCCAAGGTCACCGGCGCCGGCAGTTGTTTCGATAACATACCACCCCTTGAAAATAAGGGTTCCAGCCCCGGCTTGAATTTCAATGTAGACCCTTTCGGCGGCTGCTTTGTGCATGCGAAATTTATTGTTGAGATCATCATAACGATCGATCGTAACTGTTACATCGAGCAGGCCTTGGGTCCGGGTCCGGTAACCCGCATTTTGAAAATCGGTATCATCCAAAATGTCACCGGCAAGTTCAATGCTATAAGCGTTTGAACCACCAATGGCGGCAACCCCTAGATATGCGTAATCGACAGTAACAGCGCCACCGGGGTCAGCGGCAAGTGTGATAATACCTTCAAAATAATCAACAGCCGTAACCACTGAACCACCAACGGTGACCACCGTCTCCGGATCAATCAATCGTCTCGCGACATCTGTGATTTGATAGGTTGTAGGGGTAAGCTCCGTGGTGGCTTCCCCTGTCACCACCACCCTTGATCCATGTGAATAGATTTTGGTGGTGTAAGCAGGCGAGGAAGACATTTAGAGTAGGGTAAGGGGTCCGGCTGGCTGGAGGGAAATACTAACAGTTTCGAGGCCACCAACGTCACCCGTCATACCAAAGGTTTCGATAATAACATCACCCTGAAGCCCGGTGCTATCAGCGTCACTTCCTGTTGGGAGGTATTGGAAGCCAAGGGTTGTTCGGGCCACCTTGGCAGCTCTCACAAGCGAAAGACCGTGGGCACCGGAGGCAATATCGACTGGACCATTACCCGTCATCGGTTTGAAGTTGGAATCAGCAGAAGCCGTCCAATCATTTAGCCCTTGACAACGTGTGCGATAGCCGGCGTTTGTCGCAAGGTCAGTATCATCCAAAATGTCACCACCAATTTCAAGCGATGGTCCGGTTGCGGGTAGATCATACCACGTTACTCCAGCATCATCTGATACTTGGACTTTCTTATTGTATGCGGCGGTGGAACTCATAGTTTCTTAAAGGTGGGTTTGTTCATGTAAATGTAGAAGTAGAATTAGGAGGAAAGCAAGTTTAATTTATGGCGTGAGAAGTTCATCCATCTGCTCAGGGGTGACCCCAACCTTGTCTTGGAGTTCTGTTGCAAAGGTGACAATCATTGGGTGATCTTTTTTAATATCAGATGTCATATCCCACGCATCTCGTAAGTCTTCATCCATAAGTTTCAACTCACGCTTGAAAGGCTTCCACAAGCCAGCGGCCTTAAGCCTTTCAAATAAAGTGTATTTGGTGATGGATCCAACTTCAGGGATTTGCGCTTCTAGTTCCTCGAGGGTGTAGTCGATAATTTGATAGCTCAAGCCGGTTGCTGAAAAGTCCTTTTTGAAATATGAAATTGCCGGGTCAAAGTCTACTCCTGATTCTGGCGGGTCTTGCTCTTCCAGATATTTGAAATTGGCAGGGGTGACCCTATCAATTTTCGACTCATGGGGCAGCCCGCTGTTTTTTGGCAAGAGGCTTTTCTTATTGGATTGGGTGACAATAAGGAAGGGTGAAATTTGAATTAGTTTTTTCATATTACTTTATGGGAACAGTGGGGAGTAGCGGGCAGACAAGTGGGCATTCCATTGTGCTAGTTGCGCTCCTGTAATGTGCTGTGAAAAATAGACAATCTCCCCAAGTATTCCAGAAAATCCCCCGTTGATATCAAAGCGACAAAATTGCCCCAGTGGGGTCGCCGGATCTCCGGCGTTGTATGCAATGTTGAGAACTGACCATCTATTGACGGTCTGGCTTGCTGCTCCGCCGTTCCCCATATTGGTAACCACCTGCGAACCAAAATTGAAATCGACAGTTGCGCGGTCTGCTACGTCATATCCATCGACTGATAACCCGTAGCCTGTTGTGGTGAAAATATAGCTACTTGTGGCATATCCTTGATCGTGTCCACATAATACGTTCCACCCGTTGTGTGCGGCAGGTGTTCCGTTCCAGATCATTTTCGAGGCCGCGAAAACGTGAGGCGGGCGGACCGTTTTGTCTAACAAGTTGAAAAAACTCCTCGCGACATTTGATTGCAGCCCATCAGCAACTACTGTATAAGTGTCGGCGGTGGCTTGGGCATAGTTCCCATTCCCTGATAGGTCCGGGACCCGGAGCAATACTGGGTCGTATTGCCTGAAATCCCAGTGACCTAGACAGTAGGTGTAATCTAACCCCTCTTCAACTATTGGGGTGCCG